AAACTGTAATATTCTCACTTACCATTTGTAAGAAATCTTGATCTGCAGATACTATTATTGAATGTTTAAATTTAGGCGCAAGATAAGCGATTATGTCATCGGCCTCTAATTTATCAATAACTGCTATATTTACAGGAAGATTCTTTAAATAATCAATTAATCTTAATAATTGAGTTTGGATTGAATCTGATTCTTCTTCAAGAGAATCAAATGCAGTCCAATTCGTTATTCTTTTAATTTTTCTAGTTCCTTTATATTCAGAAAATAAATTTTTCTTATTTACTGTATTACCTTCACCATCAAATACTAAAATTACTCTTGTTGGATTATGAAGGTTGATCATAAATCCTAAAGAACGTAAAACACCAACAAGACCACCAATATGGTGACCTTGTGGGTTTATTTTTGGGTTAATAGCAAAATTTCTAAGAAATAAATTCATCATATCTACAATCATAACCTTATCATTAGGTTTTGATTTTATTTCTTTTGAATCTTCTGTTATATTTTTTAATAAATCTAAATATTTACTCATTAATTTTCCTCTTCAAAATCTTCATTAACAAATATAGATTCTTTTTCATCCCATTCCGACGTATCTTCAATAATTGATATTTCTCCTTTAGTATCTTCAAACCAAGTTTTAGAATAATCTGCTTTATATTTTTTAATAGCAGAATCAGAATCTGGAATGAAACCATGTGGGGTTACAATGATTGTTGATTGGGTTGCAACACCACCATCTAAATGTATTTTATCAATAGCTATTTTTGTACGTTTAGCAAATTCAACATTTTTCTTATCTTTAACTGCTTTAATTTTAGAAGTACCACTATTAGTAACATTACCAAATGTAATTACTAAAGATGCATCCCAATATAATGCATCCCCACCTTTATTAGTCATCTTGGGTTGAGACATTGGTGTTAAAGCATTTTGAACTCCTACCTTATTTATAACAAATAAAGTATTTGTATAAGGATATGTTGATTTTCTACTTAATGGGAATTTTTGATTGATAAAATTTCCAAATTGAGCTGCCATAGCCCCTGCATTCCATTGAGGATTATTATTTTTAGCGCTCACACTCATTTCACAAGGGATAGAACCAGCAGAATCCCATAAAAAACATAAATCGTAAGGAAGATTTCCTTTCTTCTGTTCATCTAGTAAATCAGCTATAAAAGCTGCAACATCTTCTATAGTATTTAATGATGTTCTATCTACATATAAAAAGAAACCATTATAATCAATATTTTCTGGATCTTCAGGATCTATTGTTTTAGTTAATTGAAACCCCATTTTTTCAGCATGAGAAAAATCCCATTTCATTTCAGTAATAATAAAAACGGGAAGTATTCCCATTTTTTGGGCTTCAATAGCAGTTTCAATCATCAAAGTAGTTTTACCAGTATCTGATCTACCTCTAGCTAAAACAACATGACCATGAGGGATTCCAGGTATAGATAAGGCGGATTGAATTGATGGTGATAAAGGTATCCATTGTTGTTCCTTAAATTTTACATTACCTTGTAATGATTTCCCTTGTTTAAATTTATTTAAATCAAAGGTAGAATTTACCTGTTTGGAGTTAACCTTTGCAGATATCTCTCCAGATAAACTTTTTTTAGCCATAAAATTTGTGTTAAGTTTTTAAAACCCCTCGAGAGAGGGGTTTGATTTTGTTTTACTCTTCGAATAAATCATCAAATTCGCTCTCAGTAATTACTTCTTTTTTCTTTACTGGAGTTGATGGTTTGTGGTCTTTTACTTCAAAAGCATTATTTTTAACAGGTTCAGATGTTTCTTCATCTGTAGCTGTTTCAGGATTTAACCATTTTTCAAGGAATCCTTTAATTTCTTCAAAACTATATTTTTTATAGTTACTTTCTAATTCTGGTTGTTCATTTAACCATTTTTCTAATTGTTTTTGATCTTTTGATAAAGGAGTAATTTTCATACCTGGCATAACAGATGTTTCATTATAGTTAGCTCCTTTTACAACATCAATTTTCATGTCTCTTCCTTCCATAATGTCTGTAAAATCACCAACTTCTTCATCAGCCGCTAATGTAAGTAATGATTGGTATACATTTTTACCAAAATCGAACCATCTTGGTCCTTTTTCTTCATCTGCTCTATCAACAACAAGAGCAAAAGTTCTCATTTTTGGTTGTAGTTTTTTAGCTAATTTCCAATCCTCAGGATCTTTAGATTTTTGTAAAGTTTTAGCAAATTCTACAATTGGGTCTTTTTCACCATAAGAAATTGGTGATAACATCACTTTTGGTCCAATACCATAGTGAAAATAAAGTTCTACGAATGGGTTTTCAGGATTTTCTTTTAATGGTACGAAACGTACGTTGTGTTTTCCTAACCCGGGTTTGAAGAATGTTAATGTTCTGTCAACCTGTTCTCTTTTTTGTCCTTTTGGATTCGTTAGCTTGTCTAATCTAGACTTTAAAACATTAATGTCCATTATATATAAAAAATTAATTGGTTACGTGGCATTGAATTTTGTCCTTTGTAATATATGAAAGGATACTTAAGAAGCCAAATTTATTATTTGAAATATTTTTGTAGTATGTTTATTTAATACACCATCTGATACTAACAATATAGTATTTTTATAACTTTGCCAATCGATTGGGAAATGTGTATCGGTTTTACCTAAATTTAATTCTTTTACTAAAGCGTTTAATGAATTAATACTATACAACGTATTTGATTCTTTTTTACGATGTAAAAGAATTGTATTAGGCATTATTTTATCTGAAATATTAAATGTGTCTACATTATAAGTAGCTATAAGACTTTCTTTTCCTTCAACATGAAGTATGAATATTTTTCCATGTAGAATCGTATACCTTCTTGTAATCTCTTTTATAGTTTCTTCTAATTCATTTTCATTAAAAAATGTAACAAATAATTTGCTCATATTATGAGTATTAAATATATAATTATCTGTTATAAATATATCATTTTCTTGATTTTTCATATTCTTTATTTTATTTTAATTATTTATCCATGGATTAAAGTAATCAGTATTACAACCGTTTAATCCTTCATATTCTTCTTCAAAATCAATCTCTATCATTTTATTTTAATTAATTCTCCATAATTTTTACCATAACTCACTTTTATTTTGAACCCATTGGATTCTATAATTTTTTTTATATCTTTTAATAATTCTTTTCCATCTTCTACATTATAATCTAATAAAATAGAATCATATGTTGTAAGTATAAGAAAAGATTTTTTATTTTCCAAATAAGGAATAAGTTTTTTAATTGATTCAATTATATAATATGTTTCCATCGATTGAATTAAATAATTGAATAATTTTGCAGGAGAAGGTTCTATAATTTCTTCTAATTTTAATTGTCTTCCTCCTTTTAGTTCAAGATATCCTAATTTATGCGTCTCCTCCCATAATTGTTCTATATAAATTTTCATGAGTTTAAAAAACTCTATATGTTCGTATTTCTTTTTTACAGTTCCATAAGTTTGTTGAAAACTAATGAATTTTGATTGTTGATATTCTTCTTCAGTTAATTTATCTTTTTCAAAATACATTTTTCCAAAATATGTATGGATATCCTCTTCTTCAAACTCGTAATTTATAAGTTTAGCAATTAAATATAAATGAAATGAACTATAATCAAATTCAAATAAGTAATTATTTTTACAACCAAAAGATTTTCTTGTTCCATCACCTTTTTTTAATGCAGCAAAATTAACTCCATTAAATGAATTTGTTGGTCTTCCTGTAAAATTATAAATATTATAATTAGAATATATTATTTTGTCTTTTATATTAAATTTAGGATAAACTATACTGAAATATTCATTAAAATCACTGATATTTAATGATATTCCTTGTTTTTCAATAAAGTATATAGATTTAATATAATCTTGGTTATACCAGTTGTTTTTTAATGTTTTTCCTATATAATCTTGAATATAATAATAAATATATTCTTGTTCTTCATAATGTTTTGTAATAGGAATAAATGAATTTAATTTTGGATGTGATTTAAAAGAATCCTCTATATATTTTGCAA